TAATATATAAATGTTTAAACAATACTAACGGAAATGGGTATGATAATAGATGGATATTATATGGATCATTTTTTGCAGTATCACCTATGGTAAGACCTATTCCAAGAGGATTAAAATTAATAAATGCTAATAAAGCAGGAAAATATCCATATAACACAGAATCTGTAAAATATTCATATGATGCATTTAATGTTGAACCAAATTCTGTTAGTTTTTTAACTTGGACTAAACCAGTGCAAGGAACAGTTCCTTTATATATACATATTACACCAAGCGGAGGAGTTTATCCAAGTTTTGATAAAAATCCTCCTCAAACAGAAGGATGGACTAAAGATATTATTTCTCCTATTTATGTTTTAGTAGATCCAAATAACTATGTAGGAGAATCAGCTAATTTATTTCAATATGAAAGAGATAAAAATAACATAATTCAATTTAAATTTAAACAAAATCAAGGAAGATGCATACCAGATCCAACAGGAATATCTATAAATCAATGTTTTTTATTAACAGATGAAATGGATGAATTACTTTCAGATGTTCAACCTAAAAGTTTATTACAAATGGTAAAAAAAGAACAAAAAAAACAAAGTATTGAAAGTTTTTTTAAAAATTTATCTCCTATAATAATATCTATAACTATACTATTTTTTGTTTTATCATTAATAATCTGTATTGTTATTTTATTAAACAGCAAGAGTTAGCTATAATTTACCTTCTATTTTGAGTTTAGTAATAAGATAGTTTTCTATATTACTAATATCTATTGTATTAGGTACTTCTATTAAAGTAATTTTATTATCTTTACACATTCGTCTTTTCATATCATCTCTATATTTTTGATTTAAAAATGCTTCTTTATTTTTATGAAAATAAGGTACATATTTATAATGTTGAATTCCATTGTATTCAACTGCTAAACTCAAGTTATGATCATAACAATCTAATTCTAAATTAAAATTTCCACCAGTTACCGGATTTCTTAAAAAATCAGGACGGCATTTATTAAATGGTTTATTAAATAATTTTTTCAATACACGCCTACATTCAATCTCTCCTTTACTTTCTTTTGGAGGACCATTTTTACGTATTTGTCCGATGCTTTTATCATTATACATATAAGATGCTGACCATGTTCCTTTTTTACCTAGTCTAAATAAAGACATAAATAATATAAGAACAATACTAAATATAAATAATATAAGAAATCCATGACAGTTCCATATTTTTTTACATTTGTCAAACGTATTAAACTTATCAAACATTTATATTTTATAAATGTTTGAAAAAAAAATTACAACCTATTAAAATCTTTTTTATTTTGTATTATTTGTATCAATTTTTCCTCTACAAATAGGACATTCAGACTTATACATAACCCATTCATCTATGCATTCAGTATGTAAAACATGACTACAGGTTAAAAATGTTACATTCTCATCAATTTCAAATTCAGATGTACATATTGCACATTTTTCTTGTACTAAATTAGTAGTAGCTTTTTTACTTTTAATATTCAACTTAATATTAGGTTTTTTTTCTTGTGTTTTATAATGATTTAAACTTTCTTCCATTGCTATACGCATAATACGATCTTCCATTCTACGGTCATGCTCTTCATACATAAAAATTCCCATATAATTTCTATTTTCTTCATAGTGTTCATAGTGTTCATATTCATTGTTCTCTTCGTCGTTCTCTTCATTGTTCTCTTCAATATTTCTTTCTTCTTCATGCACTTCTAAAATTCTGTCATACATATTTTCTAAATACGAATCAATTGTATTATCAATAATTCTATTCATATTATTAAATAATCTAACTTCATTATTTATAGAATTGTTTTCAATTTCATTGCCATTATACCTGTAGATATTTAATATTAAATCCAAAGGATTATTATGCGACATTTATTTAATTATAATATAATTAAATAATTAAATCAATTTAACGATTAAAACATTGGATTATGATTCCATCCTCATGGTATACCTTTATTTTCATAAAGGGTTAGACTGTATCTTAAGCTAACTCGTGTTGATTAGACACTCATTGTTAACCGATGCCCGTGCGGTCGTTGAGGGAATACCGTGTCCTATCTAATTGGATCTTGTCCTATCTAATCGGATTTAGGTATTTTACCCGCGGATTACCCAATCTTTGACGTTATTACGATGCCCGAGGTCATTACCCTGGGTTATACATTTTTTTTCAAAAATGAGGTCGTAGTCAAAGCTTAAGGGAGTTCCCGTCATTGTAAGACATCTTGCCATATAACATAACATAGTTATATGACTAGGTGGTAACACTGTTTATCCTCATTAAAAAGAGGCAGCCACCTGTTAGAACCAGAATGTTTAGTTCTTCAAAACAACTTTTTGCAACATCATCGTGAAATGATTTTCTATCTATAGTTTTTAACATTGTAAAATCTTCTTTTTTACATATATGTTTATATCTTATTAACAACTGATATAATACATATTGTGTATTTATAAAATTCTTTCTATCAAACCCCGCTTTGTTTTTGAATTTTTTATCATATAAATCTGCTAATATATCAAAATCATTTAATAAACTATCCTGTAAGTGTGAAATATCATCTGGTTTTTTACAAGTCAGTTGATAATGAATTAAATTAACATTTTCATAATGTTTAGTGTATTCCAATTCTTTAAGAAAAATATGTATATGTTCTTTTGTTATATTTTTAAAACGAACTTCCTTTTCAGTATTCTCGTCTCCAACTAATAAATGATGTTTTTGTAATTGATCTATTAATTTAATATACACTTGAGGATCAATACTACTATTTTGTTTTCCTTGATATTGATTTATACAATCACGAAAGTGAATTTTACGATCATATGTATATTTAGCAGAAATATTAATACGATCAGTATCTTTGTAATTAGAAGTATGTAAGAAAATTTCTTGCTGTGATCCACATACTAAACAAATGTATATACTTTCATCTAATATATCAAAATTTTTTTTATTTACACAATTGTTACAAATAATATTTGAATCTTTTGTTGGAATTTCTATATTTACATCTGAATATTTTTGAGCTATATATAAATATTTAGATATAACATCGTTTTTTTCTTTGTTGTCTATATTTGAACGCCCTATAAATGTTAATTTTACTGGTGTTTGCAAAATTTGTTTATATTTTTCTAACAAATGAGTTGTATCTGCTAAATAAAAATTTATATTATTTATATTTTTAATTTTTTCTAACAAATGAGCTATATTTTTTTCTATAATCTTAATTAATCGAAACTGTAAATTAGGCATTTTTAAAGTTTTTTTTAAATCCAATAGTTTTTCTTGATATTCAACCAGTTTTTCTGATTCTTCTTTAAATGTTTGTTTAATTTTTACATCTATAGATAATATATCTATCTGAGACATATTTCTATTATTTATTGTACCTTTTAAGTATTCATTAAATAATGTTTTATATAGATAAAATAAACATTCATAATACTTAAGAATTTACTATCATTGTAAAAACATAATTTACTATGTATTTATATTTTTATTATATTAGTTAGAACTCTAGGATTGAATTTTTAGTTAAAAATCCTAAATTTATGTTATTCAATGCATCTAATACTTCAATTATTAAATATACAAAAAATAGAATATATTTAATAATAAACAAAAAAAAATTTTCTTGTCTAATATAAAACTATGGCTTCCATTTGTACATCAAACGTAACATCTGGATTTATTGATCTTGCTACATTCGATGAACTTGAAAAATATATGTACGGCGGTCCCGACGCAACTGCTTATTTCGTCCGTGAAACAAGAAAAGCTACTTGGTTCACTCAAGTACCTGTTGTTCTTTCCCGTGCTAGCGGAACTCCTGCTTTTGATACCGAATGGTCTGTGAGCATTTCCCGAGCTGGTGATTATTTGTTATCTACTTGGCTTCGTTTAACTACTCCAAAAATTACTCTTAATTATTTGGAAAATGCTGGTTCTGCTACTGGTACCATTTTGCCTACGCAATACGCTGTTCGATGGACTAGAAATTTTATGCACAGTATTATCCGTGAAGCATGTATAACATTTAACGATTTGGTTGCTGCTAGATTTGATTGCTATCATCTAGATTTTTGGTCAGCTTTTACTGTTCCTGCAAGCAAAAGAAATGCTTATAATAATATGATCGGTAATTTTCCAGAAATGACTGATCCTCAAATTCAAGTTTCAGGCCAGACTCTTGCTCCATTTATAGGAGCAACTATAAAACCAGCTACCCTCAATCTTCCTTTGCCGTTCTTTTATGCTCGTGACAGTGGAGTTGCTCTTCCTACAGCGGCGCTTCCGTATAACGATATGCGTCTTAACTTTTCGTTTCGAAGATGGGATGAATTATTGATTGTAGATACATTTACTCGACCTGGTCAATCTGGTACCGACTTCGAGTACAACTCAAGTGCTTGTGCAACTGAAGGAACTGGTCCTAATCAAGTTAACATAACACCTGTTTTAAAAGACGTTCAAGTATGGGCTAACTATGCTATAGTTTCAAACGATGAACGTAAACGAATGGCTTGTGCTCCTCGTGATATTCTAATTGAACAGGTTCAAACTGCTCCTCGTCAGTCATTTCTTCCAGCTAACATGCCAAGATATGATATTAGATTTTCTCATGCTATTAAAGTACTATTTTTCAGTGCTCGTAATAACACGTATAAATGCGGTTGGTCTAATTATACAGCTGGGCAACCACTTTTAGACTGCCTTGCACAAACTGGTGCTAATGCTAATACAAGTCAGCTTGTTTGTGTGATTGACTATTCTTCTCCTTCTATGGTTGATCCTATTTTACATACTTCTCTTATTTATGAGAACACAAATCGTCTTTCACAAATGGGGTCTGATTATTTTAGTCTTGTTAATCCTTGGTATACTGCACCTGCTATACCTCTAGAAACTGGATATCATCTTTATTCATATTCTCTTGACTTTATTTCGCTAGATCCTATGGGATCTACTAATTACGGTAAACTTACAAATGTAAGTATTGTACCAGAATCTTCTCAAGAAGCTAAAAACTATGGCTTAAGTCCTTTAGCTCCTGCTCTACCAGCAACAGTTGATACGTATAAAGCAGAAGGAATTTTTACAAGTCAAACGTGGGAGTTTATTGTTACAGCTGTTAACAATAACATCGTTCGTATTTCTGGAGGAGCTCTCGGGTTTCCTGTGTTATAAGCAAAATTTTGGAGGTGCTATTGGTTATTTTAAAATATTATTAAATATTTTAAAAACAGTTTACTAAATTATTATAATATATCATGATACATTGTTGTATAAATTGAACTAAAAAGACAAGATATTAATTCTTCTTCATCGTCTAAAGGAAGATTTAGTAACCAATTACGGACATCACTTCGTTTTCTAGCAACAGGCAAAACATCTAATAATATTTCATTCAATTCAAGAGTTTTTACTATAATATCAGGTATTGAACTGATAAATACAGAATGACAACCAGAAATGTAATAATTAATAAAATTTATTTTTGTAGGACTTTTTTTAATATATTTATACCAATGTTCAATAATATTCACAGCAATTTTTTGTTTGTTTTTAATTTCGTTTCTCCACTGTTTGCAAACTGTTGAATAATTACTATGCGGTGCAAATGAAATAATAATAGATTGAATTTCTGACGGAAGATCCATTGTTATTTATACTCTAAACCATCTTTACAATTTCAATTTTATGTTTGACTGTAGCGTGTTTGATTTTGATTAGTTAAGTATCAATACCATTTCTCTTGCATAATCATAAGAGTTTTCATTTATATTTTTAACTTTTAGAAAATTATCTTTCAATGTTGTTATTTTATCATTAATTAAATTCATAGAGTCTTCTATCTGTTGATTATTAGCTATATTATCAAAAAGTTTGCTGTTTTCTTCTATAAACAACGTTTTACTTTTTGTTATTATAGGATCTTTTATAGCATTTTTAAGTTTTAATGCTTTTATATCTTTTTGAATTATTCCATTATCATCTTTATATTTAAAGATAGCTCTTGAAGGATCAGAACATATATATTTTTTTTCCCATCTTCTTGTTTAACTATATAATCTTTAGTAAATTTTGCAACTCCTTTTAATCCTTCGTTCAAGTGTTCAATAGTAAAGTTATTTTCAACACTATTTTTTATGCTATTTTCTCCAAAATCAGCTATAAGTAAATTATTTGTAATTGTATTTGTATTTGTAGTTGTTATAGTAGGTCTAGACGCTATTGTATATAATTTTTCTTCATGTCTTTCTAATTTTTTTTCTAAATTTAGATTATCTACAAGAAGACGTTTGTTTTCAATTTCATACTTGTATAATGTTTGTTTCAAATCACTTAGTTCATCTTTTAATAATATTATTTCTTCTGATAAGTTAATTATTGTTTTATCTTTTTTAAGAGTACATATTTTTTGATGTCTTTTGTAACTATCGTATTCAAAACTTTTATCACAGTATTTACATTTATTTAAAAGTTCTTTAGTCTCTACGTTTAGTTTTTTTTGTATATTTATACAATATTTAGTTTTTTGTTGATGTTTTTGCATTATATATTTATTAGTAAACTCATTTTTACAAAATTCACATTTCATTTGATACTAACTTTTATACTTTTAAATACTATAACTACAATTTATGTAGTTAATAAATTATATATTACTTAGTAAACCTTTATGCCGTTTGACTACAATTAACTACAATCAACATTTTATTGTTTTTTTTAATTTAAGTTGATAATACTTTAATTTCAAAAAAAAGTATGGTTAATTTTTTTTGAAATTTTACGACACAAAATTTGTGTGTTATAAGAATTATTATTTTAAAGATTTTTTTATTTAATTCATTTTGCACTTTCAAATTTTTTATTTTCAACATCTCTAAGAATTCTTCTAAGAAGTTTTCTGTTGTCTGCTTTATCTTCCATTTTAGATAAAACAGATATTTTATATCCTTCTCTTCGTAGGTCTTTTATACGTTGTTTTAATTGGTCAAAATTCATTTCTCTTAATTCTTCTTTAGAGTTTTTATTAACTGGTGTAGTAAAAGAAAAAGAACTCTTTACTTTCTGGTCAGAACTCTTTATACTATAACTATAATATTTATTGTTTAACCATAATTTTTTTAATTGTGGGAATTTTAATTTTAATATATCCTTTTTGGTATGGGTATAAGAATTTAAACCTAATTTTTCTAACTGTGTTAATTTTGATAAGCTATCTCCTAATAGGAGATTATAAGAATTTAAACGTAATTTTTTTAACTGTGTTAATTTTGATAAGCTATCTCCTAAAAAGGAGGTATAAGAATCCATCTCCAATACTTTTAAATGTGTTAATTTTTCTAAACTCGTTCCTAACGGTTCATCACCGTTATTAAAATTCTCTCCAAACTTTAATTTCTCTAATTGTGTTAATTTTTCTAAACTAGTTCCTAACGGTTCATCACCGTTATTAAAGTCGTCACCAAACTTTAATATCTTTAATTGTGTTAATTTTTCTAAAATCGTTCCTAACGGTTGATTAAATTCTTCTCCAAAAGTTAAGCTTTCTAATTGTTTTAATCTTGATAGTTCTAAATATTTATTAAACCCATCTCCGATCGTTAATTTTTTTAATTGTGTTAATGTTGATAAACTAGACAGATCATAATTACCCAAATCTAAGTTTTCTAACTGTTTTAATGTTGATAAAAACGGTTCTAAAGGTTTATTACCGTTTTTAAATTCATCTCCAAATTTTAATGTTTTTAACTTTGTTAATTTTTTTAAACTATCGTTTATATACTGATTAAACCGAAACCCAAATTTTAATGATTTTAACTGTGTTAATTTTGATAAGCTATCCCCTAACGGCTGATCAAAATCATCTCCAAATTTTAAGGTTTCTAACTGTGTTAATGTTGATAAACTATCTCCTAAAGGTTGATTAAACTCCCCTAACAACTCTAATTTTCTTAAATGGTTAGTTTCTTCTTTTTTTAATGGCTTACCATGTAAAACTAAAGGAAGCTCATTACTTCTAATATTTATAATAATTTCTTTTCCATATTCTGATAAACTTTTTACAAAATCATATTCTAAATCTTCTGAACGGTTCCCAGTTGAATATATATATTTTACTTTTTTATATTCCTCCTCCTTTTTCTTATATTCTGATTCATAAGCTATTATAACATATGGTCTGAACTCTTTTTCTACAGGAGATGATTTCTTAATTATAATATCTGGGTTATATATATCTCTTTCTTGTATTTTACTTATTAATGCTTTCTTATTAATGCTAATTAGATATTGTAATTTATCTTCCAAAGATAAGAAAGACATACTTAATAATAAGTTTTCATCTGTAACATTTGTAATAGATACTTTTTTAGGACATTTTGAAAGACAGTCTTTTTTTGTACCATATTCTTTATCATGTAAAGGTGAACGATCGGTGTTATTAATAGGATTACAGTTTGTACTACAAGGAAATTTTATACTTGTATAATAAGTAACTATCGGTTTTAATTTTTCTTTTTGTTCAGGGGTAAATAAGTTTAAATTATTTTTTATATTAATATATAAATTATTAACAACATCATTGGGTAAAGAAGGTAATAATTCATTATAAATAACAGTAATTGAGTCATTTAAAAGTATTTTTTTGATAATTTTATGATATTTGGGATTAATTGAATCAGTTAATTTATCCATTTATTAAATAAAAATATAATTAAATAAAAATATAAGTTGGGTGGATGAAATCTTTTAGTACAACAGACAATATTATTATGCAGCTAATAGTTTTCATTTTTTCAGAAATGTAATTATAATACCATCGTATAATTACATTACTATGCATATGCTGGTTTTTAATTTATTATAATAGAAATTTTAATATATAAAGACAATATTTCTATTATAAATGAGTTCAAGAGGTAAAATTGTTCTAACAAAACATAAAATTTTAAAACAAATATGGCATCCAGAATCAGCTTTAGTGTTTAAGTCAGCAACTGAAAAATTAGTAATTGGTAGATGTGAAAATGATAAACTTATACCATTAGATGATGTATCACTTGATTTATGTAATAAATGGAAATTTAAATATGATAATAGTCTTGTAGATGAAGTTTCTGATGAATCTGAAGAAGACTTAAATCACGATTCTAAAGATAAAAATGATGATGATGAAGAAGATGAAGAAGATGAAGAAGACAACAAGGAAAAGGAAAAGGAAAAGGAAAAGGAAAAGGAAAAGGAAAAGGAAAAGGAAAAGGAAAAGGAGAAGGAGAAGGAGAAGGAGAAGGAGAAAGAGAAAGAGAAGGAGAAGGAGAAGGAGAAGGAGAAGGAGAAAGAGAAAGAGAAAGAGAAAGAGAATACATCAGATGATTTTACTCAATTATTTTGTAATAATATTAATGAATTAATGCATTCTTTCCAAAATGCTTATTCTAGTTATGAAGCAGACCAAAATAAAAAATATGAAGATTTAGTAGAATATAACAATAAAGTTTTAGCTCAATTAGAAGAAACAAAAACAGAGTTAGAAGAAACAAAAACAAAACTTGTAAATGTACGAAAAATTATAGGAAGTTTATAAAATTTC